TTAGACTTTACGGCTCGTAATGGAACTGTTATCCGAATTCCTCGATTAAATTACCTAACAAGTTCCCCGTCGGTAAGCGATTATCAACTATCAGGAAAGGGTGAGTATGCTGATCTGACTTCTGAATCAGATAATAATAGTGCGTCTAGCGTATCGGCAGAAATCTTTGAATATGGGCGCGGTAAAGTAGGTGCTTCTACTGCAATCCGACCTGTTTCTATCCCAACTTTCACTGAATATTTTAGTGCGATGGGAATGATTGATTGGATGCAGATGACGCTGTATAACGACTATGCAAGTTTTGATAATACCATGATCAAAACGATGCTTGATAGTACGTCACTGCATTTGTATAACAAAAAAGGCAGTCTTGTTACTTCTCCTACTGGATTATCAGCAACAGGAGATGATGGAACTTTTACCAAAGGATTCTTGCGGCGATTATATCAATACGCCCACGATAACAAGTTCCAGATGTATCCCGACCAGACGTATTTGCTATTCTTAAATTCGACTCAAATTCTGCAATTAAAAGAGAGTTATAATGACGATTGGCAAGCAAATACGACTCGCGATCTTGACGCTTTACTAAATATTCTCAATCCATCCTATATTCCCCCTGGGGATACTGGAAGGGTTAACTCGTATTTAGGGTTGGTAGAAAAATTCCATATTTTTGAAACTGGGCAAAGCGTCGGTGTCGGAGCGGCTGGTCAACCCGGTGTTCAAAGTGAAACATTGGGCGGTTCTTTAGGTGCTAGAACTACCCGTACTGGTTATTTAATTGGAGCCGGTGCGTTAGGTGTTGGTGTAGGGATGCCGTTTCAAATCACTTTTGATAATGTCACTCAATTTGATCGTCGGATTCGCGCAACTTGGTTAGCGTGGCTCGGCTACAAAACTCTTGACGTTGATCCCGTAGGTACTGGGGAAGCCTCTCAGCAGTTACGAGTAGCTGAATTACGCACCCTAGATGTAGCGGTATAAACTTTATCTTTCTAACAATTATGGCAAGCAAAGAAACCCTCGAAGAAACTTTACCCACTGTGACAGGTGGAACTAAAAACCTTCCCCTGACAAATGGAACCAATGAAGTTACTTACGGCAATCTGAAAGCACTAGGTTATCCAGTCTGTAACCGGTGTAAAGGTCAACTCAGAACTGATCTCGATCATCGTCCATTTTGTCCAGTCAAAGACACCAGTTGTCCTCTATTGAGCAAAATTTCCTAATGATTTTTAGCATCGATGACCTCTCTATTTTCGCACCATCGGTATCTTTATCAGAAGATGCCGTCACTGGTGCGATTTACTTTGTTCAATCAATCATTGAAGGCGATAGAGGAGCGGATCGACCCCTAGAGATTACCCGTCATCGGGAAAGACTAAGAGTTAATCTAAAATTCCAAAATTTTAGATTAACTTATGTCAGTATAAATACTCCACTTATCAGCAATCCTGCTCCGATAATTAAAGCTAGACTAGGCAATATTACCGATGGATTTAATCGGGCTATCGTTCCTGATAGTTGGCAAATTTTAGGTTCTAACGACTACATAATCGATATAGACGGGCAAATTCACCTATCTACTGCGATTGGTAGATCGTGGGGGTATGGCGGCTATCGAGGCTATAGTCGTGAACCATATCCTGAGTTTTCCGAGGCTGACGTGGAGTATTCCAGTGGCATTGATTTCTCTCAAGATACCCGACAAACAAGAGAGATAAAAGCGGCTTTTGGTCGTATTTTAGATTGGGTATGTAATACTGGTTCTTTTAGAGGTGTTTCGTCAGTTGAGTTACCTTTTGAAGAGGCAAAAATCAACTACGGAACTGGTCAACTTGGTACAATTCCTGATGATTTGCTAATGATATTTAAAAAGTATCGCCCAATAAAATTATGAAAGCGATTTTTATCTGTCCACTTCCGCCGACTCTTAATGAACAAATAAGATACGCTCGTGCAAATAAATTTAAAAGCGCAACTACTAAAAAAGAATGGGACTTTGATATACAAAAACTTATTATAGAACAAAAAATTCCATGTTTTCCTGACAAAGTATGGATGCTTTACGAATGGCGAATTAAAAACTTTGGACGTGACCCTGATAATGTTTGTGGCAGCGCAAAATATGTTAATGACGCACTGAAAAAGACAGGAGTTATTGTCGACGATAATTTAAAATATATCTATGGATACGATTCAATATTCACAAAATGGACGAAAGACGAATTAAAGTTAACAATTAGTGATAAACCAATTCTAAACAAAATTTTTATAGAGGATGATAATAGCAATGTCATATCTTAAATTAGACCCGTCTATTGTCTGTGTTTTAATTGTTTTCGCCTGCTTGGCTCATTCTTTCTTTACTCCTGAAACTACTGACACCTACGGCAATGTTATCGTAGCAATTGTTTCAGGATACCTCGGCTACCTAAAAGGTTCCGATGCTTAACTACCCTGATCAAATCTTGCATAAAGTTTAATTCTCCGTCCTAGTTTTGCGGCAATTCCTAGCTGTTGACCCGTCGGGGACTCAAACACATTTAACTGTCTCACAAGTCCGATTCTGCCATTAATTGTTACCTGTAATTCTCCTGTACTCATGATCGGGAACGGGTAATCTTTAGGCTTTACCAATCTTCCCTCAAAATATTCACAATCGAGATAACTACCTTCTTGTACTTCTGCCACAGGCGGTTTTGACTGATGCAACCAACAAGCAATTACTACAGACTCTATAGAAGATGCTCGCATAACTGGATTGCCAACGGCATCGGTAGTCATGGTAGAGCCTGTAGCCACAGAAAAGGATAGAGAAGCATTAGCCTTAATTGTGGGATTTTCTAGAAACTTTCCCGCAACTCCAATAGCACCGTCGAACATTTGTATTAATATAAATTTTTCTAATCTTAGTGTATCAAAATTATCTTGACAATTCAAGTAAGAAGGCGTATAGTTTGGTTATAGTAAATTTACAGAGGCAAGTACATTATAAGAAACAATTTATCAGAGTCTAAAAACTGGTTAGATAATCTTTCTGGATCAATTTCTAATGAGGAGGCTTTTGAGAAAGCATTAGAATATGAGCGTGTTTTTCGTCAGAATGTATCCTCAGAAACTACCTTTTATTCCCTAACAGATGATTTAAGCGATCTTGATCCTTGGACAAGAGACTTAGTGGGGTTGTCGATTTAGGCTCAGAAGACCCCAAAGAATCGTATATTGATTATCTAGTGGAGAAGTATCGGTAAGAGCTAAAACATGAATATCAAACAATTTCAAATAGAGTTTAGTGGGAAAAGCTCAGAACGTCTTGAAGAAATATCTCAGCAGTTGAATTTATCGGAGCCTGAAATTATTCGCAAAGGATTAAAGTTTATGGCTTTATACGCTAAATCTCAGGCAGAAAAAGATACTCGGTTAATACTTGAAAAAAATGGCGATCAAAAAGAGATAATCATCTAAAGGAGGTACATCATGGACAAATCCAAGCTTCATAAAACCTCGTTATCTCTTGGAGTAAAAATGGGAACCACATTAAGTTATGCAGTTTTTTGTAACTACTGTGGTTTTGAAATTCAAGAATGTCCAGACATTAAAAGCCTTGAACTGCTAAAAAATGTTATACAGGAAATTGTCGAGGTTAATCCGATAAAAAAATACACGCAAGCAAACTGGAAAAATTGGATAAAAACCAGTCAATTAATTATTCCAAATTTTAATGACGTATGGGAGGAATTAAAGAAAATTAGGCAAAACTATTTCAGAAAAACAATACAAGAAATGTGGCAAAAAATGAACGACTTTGATTACAGTCAATACGAATATGATATATACGAAAAACGATGGGACGAGAAAGCGTGGGATGAATTTCAGAAATCATGGGAAAAAGATTGCAGAGAAAGACAAAGAAAACTGGCTAGAGAACTAGCCCACACTAACGACCTGTGGGAAGTTTTAGCAAAGACAAAGCAAAAAATCACCTAGTTTTGATAATTTTAGGAAGGAGTTAGGCAATGGAAGATGGAATTAAAGCTAGACTTGCCCTTGTAGAAAAAACCAAAAAAGACTTAATAGAATTAAGAAGTCAAATTTGGGATAAAATGTCGGATGCTCAAAAAGAACAATATTATCAAGATGAAGCTAACAATGCTATCAGCGTTGAAAACATTATTTCTTTTTTACATG